CCGCCTGTTCCTAAGTTTTGAGCCATTTGGTATCTGCCCAACTGATCCATCGTTGTAGCTGGTGTAGCTGCAAGACCACCCTCTCTTTGCTTAGCGCCTAAATAAGTAGCTAAACCGTATAGACCAGCAAGACCTGCTGGACTACCCAAACCACCTAACAAACCACCTATACCTGATTGTTGACCTTGTCTAACGGGATCAGATGGCCTACCGCGTAAAGTATCTTCTATCATTCCAATTTGACTTTGACCAGGTGTGCCTGCCATTATTTGCCCTTTAAGTATGTCCTCACCAGCTTTTAAAAAATCTGG